TGAGCATATAAATGTGTAAAACGTGAATTAGACAAGATTACAAAAGAATTAGGTGAGTTTGATGAGATGATTCTTTTCTTTACAAGCCCTAATAATTTTAGGAAAAAAATTTTACCCGAATACAAAGGTCATCGACAGAGAAAAAAGCCCTGTGGATTTAAAAGGGTCATAAATAACCTTAAGATTGAATACAAAGTAATCATTAAGGATACGTTAGAAGCTGACGATGCTTTAGGTATCTATGCAACTAAGAACGAAGGCAACATTATTGTCTCACCTGATAAAGATATGAGACAGATTGCTGGAAAACTTTATGACTTTAAAGAGACAGTTGAGATTACACCTGAAGAGGGTGCTAAATGGCATCTTATACAAACACTAGCTGGCGATAACACAGACGGTTACTCAGGAGTTCCAGGAATTGGTATCAAACGTGCTGAACAAATCTTTAAATTGAAAGGCTACACATGGAAAGCAGTTGTAGAAACTTTTGAAGAGAAAGGCATGACTGAAAAAGATGCATTAATTAATGCACAACTTGCTCGCATACTTACTACTGACGATTACGATCATGACAAAAAAGAACCAATACTCTGGACCCCCAAAGCCAATTACCAAGTTAACTATGGAGCAAGATTTGAAGCTACGCCAGCTTGAAATCCAACTCGCTAAACCAGAAACAAAGAAGGAAGACATTGCCACAGTAATGATTGCATTACAAGAGCAAGCTTTTGTTTTATCAAATTGTATTAAAAACCTTATAGAGAAATGGCCGAAACCACCAACGACCACGGACCCTCGTACTACAAACGAGGTTCCATTAATGTTTGGGATTTTATTAGAGACCAAGGACTCGGATTTCACCTCGGAAATGTAATCAAATACACATGTAGAGCAGGGTATAAAGAAAACCACATAGAAGATTTAAAAAAAGCAGTCCACTACTTACAAAATGAAATCGAATACAGAACCAAACATCATCGCTAGGACTGGTCGAGTCCAGCAATGGATTGATAATCCTACCGCCCGTCTACCCGTATCATGCACCATCTTCGTAGTTGAAGATTCAATGGAAGGAAAAGATGGAATCGAAGCAAGCTGGCGTTTTGTTAGCCATGCTCTGCGCTTTGGAGCGGGAGTCGCAGTCCACTTGTCGAAACTTAGACCGGCGGGAACAAAAACTAATAAGGGACCTGATACTCTCGTTGCATCAGGACCCGTCTCATTCGCAAAAATCTACTCAACATTAAATGAAATACTTAGACGCGGTGGGACGTACCGCAATGGCGCGTGCGTTCTGCATCTTGATATTGACCACGCCGATATTATTGACTTCGTGCAAGTCCAAAGACAAGAGCTCCCATGGGTTAAACGATGTGTTGACCTCACCGAATCCTCGTGGGCTGAAACAGATACTGGAACAAAGGAAGCAATCCTACGAGGAATTGCAAAAGGAGATATTTGGCTCAACAAAATAAAACATGATAAAGATGGAAACAGAATCTACTCCAACGTCTGTCTTGAGGTTTACTTGCCCTCACGCGGAACGTGCCTCTTACAGCACCTTAATATGTCAGCCTGTCGTATCGGCGACTTACGAGAAGGTATGCGTGAAGGTATGTCAGATTTGTGCCAGCTCCATAGTAGGACAGGGATTGACAAGTCTGGAGAATATCTTGCGCCAGATCTCGATAGGCAAGTTGGATTTGGACTCTTAGGTCTAGCCAATTTTCTGGCAAATAACAAGATTACATATGCCGAGTTTGGTAAGGCTCTTGAGGCAACAAATGATGCTCAACCTTACGAAGGATACGCAGGGTTAGCTGCGCGTGAACTTTACCTCGGCATACAAGAAGCAGCTAACATCGCAAGAGAGAACAATATGGTCAGAGCATTTGCCATAGCTCCAACAGCCAGTTGTTCATATAGAAGTAGAGATCTCAATGGCTATACAGCAACTCCTGAGATCGCACCACCTATAGCACGAACAGTTGACAGGGATTCCGGTGAATTTGGGGTAGAACAAGTACAATATGGCAACGTAGAAATCGCATCCGAAGTTGGATGGGAGAATTATAAATTAGTAGCTGATCAAATAATGATCATGCTAGATAGAACTGGTTTGCTTCATGGCTATAGCTTCAATTCCTGGAGCGACATGGTGACTTACGATGAAGCATTTATCGAAGAGTGGCTGAAAAGTCCACAGACTTCGCTCTATTATTCCTTACAAGTAATGGGCGACACTCAAGATAAATCTGATGCATACGCTGCATTAGATCAGTCCGAAGTTGATGATTACTTGGCAGAAATAATGAGCAACAAACCTGATGAAATAGCTTGTGACTGTCAACAATGAACCCCTACGAAAAATTATTAAATAGAAAAAGGAAATGGACACCGGTCCAAACCACTAAAGGAAAATTAAAATATGGCGCAGAAGAAACGGTGTACCGTGCTCTCGCTGTACGCAACATGGAATGTCCAGTTGGCGCGTTTGTATCTGATTCACTCTCTGAGATTCCTGAGAAAAGTAGAGAGCTTTTGGAATCAAACATAAAAGACGAAGACAACCATGACTTAGCACTTGGATATATCGCTAACGCATTAGGCGTAAATGATCAAGCTGAAGCCGAGGCATTACGCCTTAAAGAAGCGTGGATAGCCCACCCAGATCACACAATACTGAAAGCACTGGTAATAGAAAGAGCAATCTTTTTTGTAATACTGCCTTTCTTCCGGTTTAATGGTGACGCTGGTTTAAGAACAGTAAGTGCCGATATATCTAGAGACGAGCAAATACATGTAGCAACAAATAGTTTGGTATGTGCAGAGCTTGGTCTTACACCTAGTCCTTCCTTAGACAAATTAAGGAAGGCAACTATTAACTGGATCATGCAACCTTTAAATCAAATACATGACGATCAATATTTGAGCAAAAAATTTTGGCTCGATGCTAGTGATCGTTTGATGTATGAAGGTAAAGCACCAGAATTTAATGCCACCAAAGCTGCACGTATGCCAGCTTTTTTTGAACATGCAAACACAAATCTCCCTCAATACTCTTAAGCTTCACAACGAAAGGTTAGACAAGCTGTTAACAAGACTTGAGGAAAATTTTGGATGGAAACCAATCCATCCCAAAGAAGACATAAACACAATTATGTATAGAGCTGGTCAGTCCAGCGTTATTGAATATATAAAATCCATTATGGACGAGGAAATTTAATGTGTATCTTTAGAAGACCATCCCCACCACCAGTTCCACCACCACTACCACCAGCACCCGTACCACCTCCCGCTCCTCCATTGGCAGATGAGTTACCTGAAGCAGAAGTAAACCCAGTTAACCCTGCTATACAACAGGCTCAATCAAGGCTTGGAACTAAGAAAGGTAAGAAGGGTAGTACAAAAGATTTGAGAATAGATAAAGACCAACCCACTGCACCATCACAAACTGGATCAGCAGCTTCAATTAATACTGGTAACACCAACCAGACTGGAGGTATCCAGTAGTGAAAGCACGGGAGAGATATAATCAGCTATCAACTGCACGTCAGATGTTCCTAGACAAAGCAGTTGAATGTTCTGAACTCACGTTGCCATATTTAATTGATGACGATATATCATCAAGACCAAACCACAAATCATTAACAGTACCTTGGCAATCAGTAGGAGCTAAGTGTGTAGTAACGTTGGCAGCCAAACTTATGTTAGCTGTCCTCCCACCACAGACAAGTTTCTTCAAGCTACAGGTACGTGATGACAAGTTAGGAGAAGAATTAGATCCCCAGATAAGAAGTGAATTAGACCTCTCTTTCTCAAAGATGGAAAGGATGATCATGGATTATATAGCTGCCAGTAATGATCGAGTAGCAGTACACCAAGCATTAAAACATTTAATTGTTGGTGGTAATGCCTTGATCTTTATGGGCAAAGATGGACTTAAGACTTTTCCTTTAACTAGATATGTCATTAACAGAGATGGTGATGGTAACGTTTTAGAGATAGTTACAAAGGAACTTATTAGTCGAAAGGTTTTGGACATCGAGCTACCAGAACCAAAGCCAAATACTGGCATTGACGAAAGCTCTACAACAAATGATGATGTCACTATATATACATACGTCAAACTAGACAAATCTAGTGGCAGATGGGTATGGCATCAAGAAGCATTTGATAAAATTATTCCTGATACAAGAAGTACTGCACCTAAAAACGCCAGTCCCTGGTTGCCTTTACGGTTCAATACAGTTGATGGAGAAGACTATGGTCGTGGAAGAGTAGAAGAATTTTTAGGAGATCTTAAATCACTTGATGGTTTAAGCCAATCACTAATCGAAGGAGCAGCTGCTGCCTCGAAGGTTGTCTTTTTAGTCAGCCCAAGTTCAACTACCAAACCAGCCACCATTGCAAAGGCTGGAAACGGAGCCATCGTTCAAGGTAGACCAGAAGATGTCGCAGTAATTCAAGTAGGAAAAACTGCTGATTTCTCAACAGCTGCCAACATGGC